AGAATTTTCTTCCATCAATGATGCAGTGATAGGAGAGGATGGAAGCGTTCTGATACCTGTTTCCGCAGTTGAAGCGGGGACGGACTCCAATGTTGCGGCAAACACAGTGGTAATTATGGCGAAACCGGACAAAGCAATCGCAGAGGTTGTGAATCCGGAGGAAATCACAGGCGGAACCGAAAGAGAAAGCAACGATGATTTTTACGACAGAATTGCCGCAGAAAACAGCAACAGCCGAACATCGCTTGGAAATGATACAGATTATGAGCGTTGGGCGAAGCAGGCGGGAGCAGGAGATTGTATTGTCATACCGGCTGCCAACGGACCGGGAACGGTAAAACTGGTACTGGTGGATGCAAACGGACAGCCGGCCAATGAAAAGCTGGTAGAGGATGTTTATAATTACATTGTTTCTCCGGATGATAGGAGCAAGAGATTGCTCCCTACGGCTTGTGCTCAGCTTTTGTGCGAAGCGGCAACAACCGTTAAGGTAAATTATACAATAACCGGACTGCAGTACGATACAACTACGAGTATCGAGCAGATCAAGGCGGAATTTTCGGAACTTGTCAAGGCGATTTACACCGAGGCCAAGAGTGAAAATCTTATCCGGTACAACGATATAAGACCTCTGATTACAGACATCACAGGAGTTAAGGATTTCGACACCTTCCTCATAGATGGCGGCATGAGCAATGTCGTTTTAGCAAAAGAAGAGTACCCGACAACAGGTACTCTTGATTTTAGTTAGGAGGCGGTGTTGTGGAAAAATTTGACTTAGAAAATTTCCCTAAGAGCGAGAGCGCCAAGAAAATGCTCAGTACCGTTTCGGATGGCTTCTACGACACATCGTATGTCGGAAAGTGGCTGTTTGAGGTCATGGGGCAGGAGTACGATACAGTCAATGAATTGATGGAGGACCTGCCGAACCAAATGTTTCCGGAAACAGCCACATGGGGGCTGATGTACCATGAAATGAAATGGGGGTTGCCGGTCAGAAATGACCTCGACTACGAGGAAAGGCGGAAACTGATTTTTCAGAGGAGAGATTACAGAGCACCGATGACTCCGTACAGGATGGAAACATATCTGAATAACTCGATGGATTTTGAGTTTCATGTTTTAGATGTGCATGATCCGGGAGAATACAATTTTGCCCTGGAGCATCCGAATATTTTCAAGGTTATCGCTATTGGCGAGGGAACCCTGGACATGAAATCTCTTAGGGAAAAACTTGACGCCTTGAAACAGTCTCATACGCTATATCGGGTGGCCGACTGGATCAGCGTGATACTCGATAACAGAAATCTGGAAAAAGTAAATGTCCTCAGAGTGACCAATAGAATGGCGGTCAACTTCTGGGGACTTCCTATGTTGAACGGAGCGCATCTTCTTGACGGTTCGTTGCTGCTCGGAGGCATAGGTAGATATGACCTGGTTGTTGGTTTGAAATACGACCAGGGAGAAGTCGAAAATTCTGAATCTGCAGAGTTTGACAGGCTGGTAATGAGAACAAGGGTTACAAACAATGAAAGCGCCAGTGCGAAGAGTGCTGGGAATTATGCTTTTATCATGCCGTTTTGGAATTGCACAGTGTTGGACGGGGATTTGAATTTGGATGGAAATACAACACTGGATTCTACCCGACAGGATGTAAGGCCCACCTGCACTATAAGGGCATCCATACAAAACAGTGAGGATGTCGGAACCGCAACATTAACTATCAAACGGAATTTAGCATACCTGGACGGTTCGCTTCGGCTGAATGGTTCCAGCCTGCTTAATTCAATATACAGGAAGGAGGAAATCTAATGGCAGAAAAAAATGTGATCGTCACAAAGACAGCACGAAAGAAAATGGCACAAGCCAGAGCCGGAGTCATTACTTTACCGAAAATCGTAGGAATGGTATTTGGTGATGGTGGTACAGATTCCAGCGGTAAAGCGATTGCCCCCTCTGAGAGCCAGACAACATTAAACCACGAGTTGTATAGAAAGGCAATCAAAGGGTACACCTTCACTTCTGACACGACCTGCAGGTATGAGTGTACGCTGGCAGAAACGGAACTCGGTGGAGAGGATATCAGCGAAATCGGTCTGTATGATGCAGAGGGAGACATCCTCAGCATCAAAAACTTTACCAAAAAGGGCAAAGACGATGATATGGAAATGACCTTTACACTGGATGATGTATTTTAATCGTTCCGGAAAGGAGGACACATGAAAGACTACAAAGTAGATTCTAACAGTGCGGTGTATTCTGACACGATCAAGGTTACAGAAACGACAGACACGAACCATGCGAGCAATATCAACGAAGGTCCGAAGCAGCTGTTGAGTAACACTGTGGCCAATCGCAGGGATATTACCGCACTGCAAAACGCAAAAGCCCAGCTTGCCTTCGATAGTTCGGATGGCGGGCTGAATATCATTATTAAGGAGGACTAAGTATGTCGGATATGACAATCAACATTCCAAGAGACACTACGGTTAAAGACCTGGTGGAAATGCAGAAAGTGGCGGTTGCCGGTGGAACAAATCCGGGTGCCGCTGATGCCTGCTACAAATATCTGGTATCAAAATGCACCACGAAGGAAGAGGTAGACAGCCTCTTTATCGAGTGGTGGAAGAGCCAGTTTGATTCTTCCAAGAACACAAGGGCAGAAATGCTGGAAAGATGGTTCGGAAGAGTCCTGGAGGACGACAGGGTGCATGGCGTTGTGTTCCCTCTGTATAAAACAAGCAACACATCAATCGGAGAACTTACTGACGATAGTGCAGGGCTGGTTGTAACACCTTCCACCTCTGAGACAGCAGGCAGAGACGATTTCGCCAGACTTCCTCAGTTCTGGTGCGTGGAGGTATCTGCAGAGAAAAATTCGGATGGCAGCCACGAGATTTATTATGTGGAACACATCGACGATATCGCAGATGTCCGCTCCGGCGAACATCTTACTTGGGTTCTGCAGAAGAACACATTTACAAAGGAGTGGAACGATGGCGGGTACCGCTATCTGAAAATGAGATGCCACCAGGCACCAGGGTATAAGCAGTGGCCGGAAGGAAAAGACCGTACCGGAAAAATTCATGCTTATATGGCACACCCGAAATACGCTGCAGGTTACGATTCGGCAGGAACAATCACTTGCGGCACTGAATTGGCACCGGTCAACTGGATTTCTCACACAGCCGGAGTAGCGGCTTGGAGAAAGAGAGGCACGCAGTACAGTGGTGCGGCAGGAAGTCTTATCAAATTTCTTGACCGCATGATGCGTCTGAAATATGCTCGCAAGGGAAATTCCGGAACAATCGAGGGCTGCACAAGTTACAATTACCAGTACACAGCCGCAAAGTCAGAAACAGGGGTTGAGCGTGTGATTCTTACTCAGTCCCAGGCAGCAAACCTTCTTGTAGGTAGTAGTGTGCAGGTTGGAATCCAGTCCGGTTCGGACAGAAATACGGCAAGCAATTACTCCGTCTGCAAGAATAAGCGCATCAAGGACATCAAGGATGTTGAGATTGAAGGGGAGACCTATTCTGCTGTCTACATTGACAACGGTGGAACGACATTTGATACGACTGAGAACAGCACATATCTCAGCACCGATCCTTATTGGTCCGGTTGGAATGACGAGGTGTTAGGAACAGACGGAAGCCGGTACAACTGCACGAACGGAAAAGAGCCTGGGTTGCTCCAGAAAGTAGAGTTTATGAACGGTGCCTATCTGATCGTCAGCGATGAATTGTGGCAGTGGTCCACAGATGCAGACGGAAACTATAATTTCGACTGCTATACCTGCCACGACCAGAGCAAAGTTAGCGGCACTGCGATTACTTCTGATTACACAAAGCAGGAGGACTTGACCTTAGTATTCCCTGCCGGAACAACAAGTGCTTGGAAATACATCGAAGATACAGCTATTACGGATGATCCCGCAGTAGAGTGGCCAGAAGGAGTCAACGCAAGCGGTAGCGGCGTTGGCTGTAAAGCCGGCTTCACCTGCTACCCGGCCGCCTCTGGCGTCCGTGCCGCTTGGTGCTTTGGCGGCTTGAGCAGCGGTGGCTATGGCGGGGTTGCGTGTCGTTCCTCGGACCTTTCTGTCGGTAGCGCTTCCTGGCTCGGTTCCGTGGGCTCACCTGGTTTGGATGGTTAAAGCGGGGTGAATTGTACGGAGTACAAGAGGGGCAGTAAGCCCCTTTATTAGTTTTTATAAAAGTTAATAGGGTTATATGGTGTCCACAGGACCGCGTTCAACTGCAATCCGGCCGCCTCTGGCGTCCGTGCCGCTTGGGTTTTTGGTAACTTGAACAATGGCGGCAATGGCGGCATCGCGCGCCGTAACTCGAACAATTCGGTCGGTAACTCGAACTGGAACGGTTCGGTGGGCTCAACTGGTTATATCGTGTATATCCTTAGCATTGCACCATATAATCCTCGCTTATGTGCGAAAATTACTTGAAACCAGCAGTGGCTAGTAACGTGAGCGAAAGTCATTGATAGTAACCAGATGAATGATATACACGAAAATATTGGTATTAAGGAGACTTAGTAACTTGAAAACTTATTGCAAACCGGCACAGGTAAATATTGAAAGAGTAGAGACAAACATTCTAGCCGTCCGCAGGTGCTTTG